TGTCCATATACTTGAATTATCATTGATTGGTACATTCGACACAGAAGTTTGGTATTGTCCAGATGCGCTCATTGCAATGGAAGTCCAATTAATAGTAATTGTTTCGGGGTTTGTATTTTGTTTCCAAGTTTTGCCAAAGTCACTAGACATCCATATACCTGAATCATTTGATAGGGAAGTTTGATATTGCCCCGATGCACTCATCGTAACAGAAGTCCAATAAATATTAGTTATTTCCACATTTGTATTTTGCATCCAACTTTTGCCAAAGTCGGTAGATGTCCATATACTTGAACCTTCGCCCACTAAAGTTTGATATTGACCCGATGCACTCATCGTGACAGAAGTCCAAGAAATATTAATTGTTTCGGGTGTTGTATTTTTTGTCCAAGTATTTCCAAAATCGTTTGAGTTCCATATACCATAATAAAAACTTTCAACTGCGGTTTGATATTGACCAGTTGAGCTTATTGCAACTTGCGTCCAACCAAAGTCGTCCGGAATAAAACCTAATATTTTTTCTACATCTGTATTCTTTTTCCAAGTGTTCCCAAAGTCACTAGATAGCCATATTATAGTCGAATCTGGTAGGTTGGGGCTTCCTAAAATAGTTTGATATTGTCCAGAAGAACACATTGCCACCGAAACACAAATCGGCTCTTCTTCTAGAAGAATTTTATTGTTCCAGTTTTCCCCAAACTGAGGCAAAGAAATACCAAAATCGCTAAATATTGCCAGATCATTTGTGAATCCTTCCGAGATATTCACATCCGCTTCTTTTATCGAGTCGCTCATAATATAATACAATATAATATATTATGTTTTTTTTCTATAAAAGTTACCACAACAATTTATCCGCCAGCCAACCTCTCGACCATTTTACATGTCTATCTTTTTCATGTCGCATTTTATACAACCGCCTTCTAGTTTTCGCAAATTTTACCCCCTTTCGTTTCATAAAAGTTGGATAATCATTCATCCCTGCCGCACCGACGCTGGCTATTTTTTTACCCTGTTTAAAAATATCAATCTTTTTTGTCTTATTGGATGACGGTTTAACGGTTAGACCGAGTTTTTTTGCTTGCAAAAAAGTATAATTTGTAATTGTATAAGACATTTATCTATATTATTACAAGATTTAATTATTATATTTAATTAGTGAAATTGCATAAATATAAATATTGGCATTACAGTAATGGCACTATTATTTAACAAAGATTCTTTGCTTGTAAAAAAAAGGGATAGAAACAAATACACCATAGAAACAGAATTTTCGAATGTAAGACTAGATATAGATAAAATTCTAAATTTTGAAAATTTTACTATTTTAAAAGAATTGAACAAAGACCTGATTGATATAATCAGCGTAAATAAAATCACCAACACATCGGCATCTTTTTTTATTTTGTACAATCATTTTTTCAAGGATTTGGGGTTACCACAAATTGGTATGCACCTAAATATAGAAAAAACTAAAACTACGAATTCAACAGAATTTACATGTTCAAATAATGAATCATATGATAATTTTAAAATGAACCATCTTGTAATATCATTTGAAAAGCTAAATGTATGTTTTTGTTTTGATGAAGACTCGCAAAATGTAAAGTTAAAAGTAGATGTAGAATTCAATAATGATTTTGAAATACTACCATTTGTCGAAAAATTAGCATTGCAAATAATTCATAAAATATTTCTCAGATCAAAACAGTTTATAGAACTTTTTTGAATATGAATATACATTATATGTTTTCGAACATGCAATTTATATTTACTACGGCGTGGATACTTTTTTATGAGTATTGTAGTTATAAATGGAAAAATCGGCCATATTCTATATTTATTCGAAATATTTCAAAGAAGTTGGCAAAAAAAAACATTTTATACGTAAAATTATTTCAAGCAATTGCTTTCAATAATAATTTGATAAATAATGAGATTAACGCGGAATTAATTTCTTTTTCAAATTCTGTCCCTTATTGTGAAGAAGACATTGACTTTTTTTTATTAGAAAAAATTAAATACAAGTATCATCTACAATTTGATAATATGCGCCCTATTAATTCCGGTATGATTTCTCTTGTATATAAAGCGAAAAAACCCGATAATTCCTTCGTTATTTTAAAGGTGAAAAGAAAAAATATTAAAGAACAACTTGATGATTCCGTTGAAAAATTTTATTACATTAGTTATTTATTATCTTTTATCCCGTTTTTAAAAAGGATGAATATACATTCCACTATTAATAAAACTCTATCCCAGATGAATGAACAACTCAATTTTTTGAATGAAGTAAATAATACAATAGAGATGAAAGAAAATTGCAAAAATCTAGATTATGTAAAGATACCTCAGGTATATCCAGAAATTACTTATTTATATCCCGACGTAATCGTTATGGAATATATTGATGGAAAACATATTAATGAAATTGACAAAGAAGATTATAAAATATATGCAAAACAAGTAATAAAATATGGATTTGTTACTTCTTTTATTACTGGACTTATTCACGCCGATATGCACAGTGGAAATATTCTCTTTATAAAAGAAGAGGGCCCCGTATATAAAATTGCACCCATTGATTTTGGGATCGTCACTAAAATCAATCCAGATGTAAGAATGGAAATGCTCGAAATTATTTCTCAATTAACTACAAGTGATCCGAAACTCATTTCGGAAAAATTAATTTTTTCATTTTTAAGTCCTCCGAATTTAAAAAACGTATTGGCACCCATTTTCTATAAAAAACTTGTAGAAATTATTGAAAATATTGTAAGTAGATCATTGTATGAGAAGAATAATATAAATCAGACTTTGATATACGATTTTTTAAAACAATTCAACGATTTCCTTTTATTACCGGAAATTAAAAATTACGACGTTAAAATCAACGAAGATTTCATGAAGTTGCAATCGGCAATAGCGATGGCGAATGGTATAAGTATAACATTATGTAAAAATGATTATATGGTTGTTTCACTTTCCGTTTTACATGAATTATTTCATATATCGTTATTTACCCCGGATCAATAATTTTTATTCTATCGTCACTTCTTTTGCGATATTTTTTATAATCTTATTTGTGCAATTTTCCGCGTCCTCGTCGTCGGTTAAACCATTCATCGATTCTCCGACGATTTTCAAAAACTTTTCGCTTTTCACGGATTCACTGTCCTTGTAGTCCGGATTTTCTTCTTGCCATGTCCCGATTTGTTTTTGATTCTTGTGAGCCAAGTGTTTTATCATTTTCGAAAGCTTTAATTTGGTACCATCTTTTTCCCAGGCGTCTTCATCTTTCACATACATTGTTTCTCTCTTTAGATCGCTACAATGAATGGGTCTTTTAGAGACGTCCAGATCTTTTAATTTATTTATAACAATATGGCTAATGCCTTTTATATATCCCAACTCTCCGACTCTTTCCAAGTCGGATAGTTGCAGTTGCATAGTATTGACAAAATCCATAATATTCATGGCATCTTTACACTGCTCATTCAAGAAAATGTTGAGATTGAATTTATTTTTAATATTATTATGAGAGTTTGTATTATTTGTCGTATTTCCCATGTTTCCCTTGCCAATAAGATCCATCATTTGTTTATTTTGATCTTTCAATAATTCTTTGAATTCTCCGTTTTGCTTCAATAATTCCATTACCACTTCGCATGGTATTGTGGTTGTATTTAAAACATCTATTGTCGCGGAACTATCCCGCTTGCATTTTTGTTTGTGATTCCACAAGCTAGATTGGTGCTTGTATCCTTTCCCGCAACAGCACACATAATGGTCTGGCATTTTTTTCTCATCCGAGCAACTTTTGGGCAACTTTTGTTCGTCGTTCTTCGTCGATAGGTGTTTCAGTGACAAATTGTGTTTATCATAACTACTCTTCTTATACGTAGAATAGTCACAATTTATACAAATAAAACGTTGAGCAACTTTTGAGCAACTTTTGTTCGTCATTCTTCGTATATATAGACGAACAAAAAAGTTGCTAAATCCTTTTTTCAAAAATGTGTATAAAATTTACAGTCACAAAATTTTCACGCGTTTTATAAAACAAGACGAATATGCTCATGTGCAAATTTTGCATGTTTTTTCTTCAAGAGTCAATTCGACTTTTCAAAAATGGACAAAAAAAATGTCCAAAATCGAAAAGTCGAATTGACTTTTGGGAAAAAAATACGTGTTTTTCGACATACACTGAGAATCCACAATTTTTAAGAATCTATCAAAACACAGAGCGACTATGATCGGAATCTTATTATGGTGCCTTTTTTTCAGTTGGTCCGGGATAAACCTTGTTGCGATAAACCTTGTTGCAATAAACCTTGTTGCGATGACTCTTGTTGCGCGTAAAGAACCACCAGATACTAATCGGTAAGACTGGTATCATGAGGTGATCATTCGGGTTTATTGATTTTTCATGCGATATTTCGCTATGAATCTTGCAAGAGTTATTCGTCATAATATATCTATCCATATAAAATTGAAGTGTATTTAAATATATACGATATCTTTAACTGGAAAATGGCTGAAATAGCAAGACAAAAAAAAAATATTGTCGTCTTAATTGACGGCAGTTACTTTTGTTTCCATCGATATTATTCGATTGTTCGATGGTGGAAAAGCGCGTATCCCGAACAGCAAGATGCGCTTTTGAATCCATACGAAAACGACGCATTTCGCTCAAAATTTTCGAAAACGTTTGTTCAAACCGTAAAAGATATTCCCAAGAAACTGGGCTTAAAGAACGAGTCGGTCAAAATGCTGGTTGGAAAAGATTGCAAGCGAGAAGACATTTGGCGAAATGAACATTTTGATAATTACAAGGGGAATCGCAAGAATGGACCAGAAGACGGATTCATGGGAGGACCGTTCTTTAAGTCCGTCTATGAAGAAAATCTATTCCTGGACGGCGGGGTTCAAAGTATTTTGTCGATTGATAAATTAGAGGCCGATGATTGCATCGCCATCGCCGTGAAGCATCTTTTGAAGAAAGACCATATTCATCAGATATATATTATTACGAGTGACATGGATTATCTCCAGTTACACAGCGATAAAGTGAAAATATTTGATCTTTCTTTCAACAATGTTGCGGAAAAAAAGAGCAGTTTTGGAGACGCCGGAATAAACTTATTTTGTAAGATTGTGATGGGTGATACAAGTGATAATATTCCATCGATTTTCAAAAAATGCGGACCAAAGACCGCAATAAAGTGTTGGAATGATCGTGACTATTTTGAAGAAAAGCTTGAAAAAGAAGACGCTTACGAAAAATATGAGAAAAATAGATTGATTGTCGATTTTAGCTCTATTCCCACTATTTATGTAGATGCATTCTTCGCCAAATATTCAGAAATTCTCGATAATTTATTTTTATAAATACCGTGATCTTGTAGTTTTACGTTTTGCGTTTGGATTAGGTGGTACAAAATTATCTCGGTAGAATTCATTCGGTTGATATTGAATGCCAAAAAGTTGCGCGTAAGCTTGCCGAATTTTTTCGTATCGCGCTTGACACACTAAAACGGCCTTTTCGCCAATCGGAATACTTTCTCCGGGATATAATTCTAAATCAATGACTATATAATAAGAGAGTTTTGAGTCTCCGTAATTACTTTGAATTGCACCCATGTTATTTACATCTATGTACAAGCTTTTGTTCGGCACAGACAAGACTTTATCACTTGTAATTCCTCCTTTCTGAACAAATTTATCTTTTTTGGCCTTTTTCTCTCGCTCTTTCAGAATATCTTGTTGTTTCGCAGTTTCATCAAGCGTCTTTTTAAATTGCTCCGACATTTCTAACAATTTCGTTTTAAATTCCCGGTTTCTATAATACCAATTATAGTTGTCATATAACTTGTATTTTTCTTTTGCTACAAGAAACTTGGAACGCCAGCAACTTTTGAAAACTAAATAATAAATATACGACGGCAGTTCTTCCGCCGTAAATACGCATTGCTTCAATCTCGTGTTATATGCAACCTGATAATTTTGCACCGAATAGACCGATCCAAAATCTGTCAATATAATATAATGTGAAAATTCATTCGCGTCATGAATGTTTTCCGGTTCATCTCCGCAAACCACGGTATAAAAATGGCTGTCAATATACGTAATTTCGCCTCTTTCAATATTTTGAGCGACGGTATGGTCTTCTAATAAAATATCGTAAGAATATTTATCTTTTATTTTAGTGTTACCTACGATTGTCCCGTGGTATTCGACTCCCGAATGAGTAAAACGTACTATTTGACCAGTTTCGAGGTAATTTTTATCGGCCGAGATAATTTCGGCGTGTAATATTATTATTTTCACTTTAAAAATATGTTCCAATATACGGACTGTTCTGTTATCGCCATAATATTTTCCGCCTTCGCTCGTCGCCAATCGAATCGCCGCCTTCACTTTCTCTACGTCGTTTCCTATAAAATGATTCTCATCATCAAAGAGAAAATTAG